TAATCAGGATATGCAAAAAATAAAACAGACGTTTCCTGATTCTAAAGTGGTTAGTAATTACTCTACAGTACAACCTAGTGCATCAAGTAGTACTATGACACCAAAAGACTTTCTAATAGTGCTACAGAGCTGCTGTAATAGGGATAGCACACTAACTGCTGACCAAAAGTTAAAGTTTATATTAGATAATTATAAAGCAGGTATGGAAGCAACCCATAATAGGTTATCTAATGCAGAGGATAGCTTTTAATGGCTAAACGATATTCAAATAAAAAGCACGTTGAATATGTAAGCAACTTAGACTGTTGTATAGCAGAGCATTTTCAAAGATTAAGAGAAAATGGTACGTTGCCGAAGGATAGGGCAAGTTGTGGGGATTTTAATATACAAGCCCATCACTTGCTTAAACCTTATTATAGTAGCCGAGGTATGAGTTTAAGAGCAGGAGATAAAGACGTTATACCTTTATGCTTTAAACATCATACGGAGTTACATAGAAATGGTAATGAATATAATTTTTTTGAAAAAGTAGTATGTAATTCTAGGTTTGGAATTATTACTGCACAAAAATGTTGGGAAGAAAGCCCATATAACAAGGAGCAACTAAATGACAAAAATTATGACACAAAAAGATAAAGTATTAGCACATTTACAAGAAAATAAAAAAATAAACCCTATAGAAGCACTTAACTTGTACGGAACTTTTCGTATTGCTGCAATTATTCATACTTTAAGAGATGAAGGGTACAATATAGAAACTAAAATGATAAACAATGGAGTAAAAAAGAATCATTTTGCAGAATATCATTACAAAGGTGATGGTAAACAAATGGATTTAATGGATAGAATTAAAAATGATAACTAGAGAATGGTTACTAAGTAGACATCATAGTGGTAAGTATTTATGCCCAGAGTGTAGTCATTCAAGAAAGAATAAGCACGATAGATGTTTAAGTGTAACGATTAAAACAGAAGGTGTGGTGTATTATTGCCACCATTGTAACGCAAAAGGAGGAGAATTTTATGACCAAACTAACAGCAGAAGTAATACAGTTCGCAGCACAGAGGGGGATAAGCCAGAAAACTCTCGAAGATTTAAGGGTACAAGCAGGAAAAGGGTCATATGGTGATAGAAACTTAGAAAGCATTGTATTTGGTTACTATAATTTAGAAGGTAAAAGAGTAAATTATAAAGCTAGAGCTATATCAGAGAAGATATTTAAACAAGAAAAAGGTGGCGAACAAAGATTCTACAATTTAGATAATGTTTTGAACTCTAATAAGTTAAAAAACAATACTATTTTTATTGTAGAAGGAGAAATGGATGCACTAGCACTCTATGAGGGAGGTTTTGATATAGATTCTATCCTAAGTGTGCCAACAGGTGCTGTAGCATCACCTACAGAGCAACCAGAAGCATCTAGGAAGTATCAATATGTATTAGATGCACTAGACCAAGGTTTAGACCAAGCAAATTGTTTTGTATTGTTGACAGATGCAGATGAACCAGGATTAGCACTACGTCAAGACTTAGCTTCGATACTAGGTCATGGTAAATGTAAGTATTTTGATTGGGATGGTGTTAAAGATTGTAATGAAGCCTTACTTAAATGGGGTAAAGATGATTTAAAATGGACAATTAATGAAGGATTATGTGATTATCCATTAGAAGGCATTTATTCTTTAGATGATATACCACAACCTGCAAAGATTAAGTTGTTTAATCCTATGTTTGGATGGAATGATAAGGTTATGCTTGGTATGGGTATGGTGTCTGTGCTTACTTCATTTCCTGGACATGGTAAGACTTCTTTTTCTACTCAGTTATGGACACAAATTGCCAAAGAATACAAAATTAACATAGGTATGTACTCTGGAGAAACTAGGGTGCGACCATATATACAACGTAACATTAGAACATTTTATAATAAAAAATTAGAATGGGAGCAATCAGATGAGGAAAAAAATGAAGCTGATAACTTTATTAGAAAACACTTTGTATTTCTTAATCATCCTAACAACAGTCCTGACTTTGACTGGATGTGTGATAGGATACAAGATATGAAATCTAGGTACGGAATTAGTGCCTTTATACTCGACCCTTGGAATAAACTTAGCACACCTGAGTTTGGTAAAATGTCTGAAACATTATGGATAGGTAAGTGTTTAGACCATCTTACTACTTTAGCTAAACTATTAGATATACATATTATGATACAAGCACACCCTGCTAAACCAGATATGAAAATGGGTAACTCTGCACCGACTGCTTATCAAATTGCAGGTTCTGCTCATTGGTTTAATAAACCAGACCATATTTTTAGTCTTTGGCGACCTAAGTTTGAGAATGAAGATGGGTCAAGATGCACAGAAAGTTTATTAACTGTTTGTAAAACTCGTTATGAAGAGTTAGGATATCCAAGAGTATTAGATATACAAATGAATTTAGATAATGGTTGCTTTGAATCATACGAAAAAGAGAAGCCAGAAAAGAAAAGTAAGATAGTAAAACATTGGAACGATTTAGATGACTAGGAGGTCAACATGGAATTTTTAATTATGTATACAATAATTTATACTTTTATAGGTTTACAGAACGCAGGAATATTATAATGAGAGTATTATCTTTAGGTGCAGGAGTACAAAGCAGCACAGTAGCATTAATGATTGAGTATGGCGAATTACCCATGGTCGATTGTGCAATATTCGCTGACACTCAGAATGAACCTAAATACGTGTACGATTGGTTACAATATTTAAAAAATAGAGTTTCTTATCCTGTGCATATTGTATCTAAAGGTAATTTAAAAGAAGATATGTTATCTAGTAAATATAAATTTTTAGCAATACCTACATATACCATTAATAGTAAAACAGGTAAGAAAGGTTTTACTATGCGTCAATGCACTAATGAATATAAAATACAACCTATTTATCAGAAAATAAGAAGGTTATTAGGTTTAAAAAAATACCAAAGAGTACCAAAAGGTACAATGATAGAAATGGTTATAGGTATATCCAGAGATGAAATGGTAAGATGTAAAGAAAGTAGATTACCTTATATTAAAAATGATTATCCTTTAGTATTTGATAAGAAATTTAATAGAGGTGATTGCATGGAATGGTTGAAAAATCATAATCACCCATTACCTAAAAAATCTGCCTGTACTTTTTGTCCTTATCATTCAAATGATTTTTGGTTAGATATTAAAAACAATGATAAAGAAATGTGGAAAGAAGTAGTAGAGGTAGATAGAAAAATTAGAAATGCTACTAGAAAACCAGAAGATGAAGTATTTTTACACAAATCTTATGTGCCTTTAGAAGAAGCTGATTTAGACCCTAACAAAGACCAAATGGATATGTTTAATGATATATGTGATGAAGGGATGTGTGGAGTATGAGTAAGTATATTATAAATTATAAAATGGAGTTTAAGACTAGACCTACTAAATTTGAAGTACAAGATAAGTTATGGAATTTATTAGCTAAAGGTTTTGTTTTAAGAACAGTAGAAGAAAACGATTATTATGTAACTAGAAAAGAAGTAAAGGAGAAAAAATAGTGCCTAAGATAGCAACATTAGATGATTACAAAGTAACTACAGCTCATGGAAAATTACTTTATAATATTGGTAAAAAAAATAATTTAACCATTCAAGATTTAGCTAAAGAATTATCTTGTTCTGTAGTTTATATAAGGTCTATTTTAAAAGGAGATTTTATTTTATCTTCTGATAAATCAATGTTACTTAGAAAAAAATATGAAAGAGAGAATATATGAAATGGTTAAAAGGAAACCGATAAAAAAAGATAATACCAGTAGTCACTGGAAGAAACTTATACATTTAAAAATGTGTAGCTTTTGTGATAATGCAGCAGTTCATTATCATAAATTAAAATTTTACTGCAAAGAATGTTATGAAAAATTAATTAAGGAGATAAAATGATTATAGAAAAGATTATGAAAGAAAATAAAATGAACTTAACCCAAGTATCAAAGGAATTAGAAATATCTAAATCTTATACAAGTATGCTTTTATCAGGTGATAGAAGAGCTAGTATAAATTTACTTAAAAAAATTAAAGGTAAATATAAATATTCTTGGAATACAATTATGGAGGAAGTATGAAAGAGAAACTATTTTATTTTCCATTTTACCCTGCTGATTGGTTAGCAGATGTCTCTGTATTAACTTTAGAAGAAAAAGGTGCATACATAACTTTAATTAGTACAATGTACCTCCAAGAGGATTGTAGTGTGTTTAAAAGGCATATACAGAATATATTAGGCATACAAGATAAAAGAAGGTTTGATAGAATAATGACTAATGTATATCCTTTGCTTATAGATAACGGAGAAAAAGTTACACAGAAAAGAATTAAAGCTATAAAGAATAAGATACAAGATATTTTAGTAAAAAAGAGTGAAGGTGGTAAAAAGGCTATGCAAAGAAGGTGGAGTAAAAAACCAAAGGTATATGTTAATAAAAAAATAGATAAGTTTTCATCTGTAAGTGCTGCTGATAGAGCTAGAAAGATGTTAAATAATGGATATGAATAGTACGAACTAGAGTATGATAAATTCCAAATACCACAATATATAATTATCTATTTTTATTATTAAAAATTGTAGGTAACTATACCTTTCATTTTTTATATTAATAAAATCTCTAGTCCGTTTGACAAGTATATATATGTTAATGTAGAAATCAATCTTTTTCTATTATCCAGTTATCTTTTTGTAATTGATAATCTAAATATAACTGCGTATCTGCATATCCTCTGCCTTCATTTAAACAGATAAGATAGTATTTAGGCTCATATAGTTTACAGGATTTTTCATCTCCTTCTACTGGATGTGCCACTCCTTTTGATATAAACAATATATATCCTAAGAAAGCACATAACCCTATAAATATAAAACCACCTACAACTAAAAATATATTCCTAATCATTTCTACCATTTCTTCTTGTTTTTTCATTTTTTTAGCTTTTGCTATTTTTATTGCTTTCTTTTTTGCATCAATACGTTTCTTGCGTTCTTCTAAGATAAACTCCCAAGTTCCATGACCAAAGCGAAGGTTGATTAATTGTTTCATTTCATAGAGATGCTCTTGTGCTAATTTAGCATCAATCACTTCCTTTGCCACATTTTCTACTGCAAAGTGGTCTACATTAGCTTTATCTCTGGCTTTTATAACTTCTTGTTGACCATTAAGTGCTTTATCTACATGACCAATAATATCACCAATATCTTGTGCTGTGCTTATATTGCTTTTAATAAAGTCTACTGATTTTTTTACTAATGCAATTCCTGTAAGAATTGATACTGGGTCAACCATTATGCTTCTCAATGAACCTGTCGAGTTTAACTTCTAGTCTTAATACTAGCTCTTTAATCTCTCTTGTTTCATTGTGAAGCTCGGATTTTGTGGCATATTCTTTTCCTAAATCTTCTCTAGTTTTGTTTAGAAGTATTTGTAATCTTTTTACTTCATTAAACATTTTAGAAAATGCCCATGCAAATGGTCCTAAAACCACAGTTATAATTATGTTCCACATCATCATAGGGTCAATCGACATACCATACCCCTTTACGCATCATTTGTGATAATCGTATAGCTCTTTGACCTACCTGCTTTGCCCATTTGGATTCTAACATTTCATTTGCTGCTTTTTCCCAATCATTATCTTGTATTGCTGCAAAAGTCTTAACCCATGTGTTAGCATTAAACCTACTGATACCCATATTAAATACCATATCTAATAATACAGCTTGTCTAGGCTCTGCTAATGATTCCATAAATGTCCAATGCTCTACTTCTTTTTGTATTCTTTGCAAATCATTTAATAATAAAAACTTTGCTTCTTCATCTGTAATACCTACATCAGATAAGTTTCTACCCACTCCGATTGTTGTTTTATCTGCTGTACATTGATATGGTTTTAACTCTAATCCTTCATGTAGAATTAACATATCTATTAATTTACCTTTATCTACTCTCATTTTTTAGAATCAACCTTTTTAATTTTGTCCAAGGAGCGTAATCCTCCAATTCCTAGCATTCCGAGTAAAAGAGGCATCATTACAGACATATCAGCTTGTGGTATGTTAACACCAAACCCAGCACATATAGGAGAAATAAGATAATTTATAGCTAAAGAAAACCCAGCTATCCAACCAATAAGAGGTCTCCAACTTGATTGAAACCAGTTACCTTTTGCTTCTTCTGTATTAAGTTTGATTTGTGCTAAAGCTAGTTGTTGTGCGTGTTCATCTGCCATTGTAGCTAGTTTATGAGCTAACTCTGCTTTTTTGTCTTTGTCTTGTATAAACTTACCTAGAAGTTTAGTTGCTGGTGCTATAAGTGCTGTAATAGCCATAATACCCCCTAATCGGCACTAAATGTACCTAGGCTACTCCATAGAGAACCAGGAACTGTTGTACCATTTTGTTTACCTAATTGTGCCATTGATTGATTAACATTTACAAAAGCACCTTGTCCCCAACTTGATACATCCCATTGTGCATTATCCCAAGCAGAACCTTGTTCTCTTGTATACTGTAACATTCTCTCAGAAAATGTACCTGTAGTTATACCAGCTTCTTCAAAGGTTTTAATCCAATCTTCATTATATGTACCTTCTGTATCTGAAGCATCTCTGCAACTCTTTTGTCTTAATGATTGTTGGCTCATGGTGTAAATGTCCCCATACTAGAAAAGTTAAAATCATCTTGGTCTGTAGCAAATGCTTGTAAGGCTAGGTTTATATCAGTGTAAGATGTACTTAACTCACCATTAATATAAGCTAACATTCTTTCGTTAAATGTACCTGCTGGTATAGACCTTGCTGCAAATAAAGCTAACCAATCTTCATTATGTAATGCTGTTGTAGAGGTTACTGCTCTTATAGATGCTTGTCTTGCTTCTGAGTTTGTAGCCATTACTTATCCTTTCTGGGTCTACCTTTTTTCTTAGGTTTACATTCACATAGTTTACCAAATAATCTTTTCTTAATTTTATCGTATATACGTTTTAACATCATAATCATCACTCCAATTTTGTATTGGTGCGATAGTTTTTACACTACCATCTTCATTATATTCCCATTCATATAGTTTTTTAAAAGCTGCCATATCACTTGCACCATCTATTGCTGCTTCAATAGTAGCACAGTCTGCTTTAATCTTTCCTACATACGTTCCAACTGCACTTGGTATAGTTTTACTGCTATCATAGATAGACCTCTCTACAAGCCAATTAAATTGCTTTATAAGACCATTTGCTGTTTCTTTAGCTTGATTCTTAGCTATAGATTTTAACCCTAGTGTTACTGTTTGATTGCCTTTGTAATCTAGTATAGCTTTACCATCTTCATCTACATCATTAGTATCGGTTAATGCTTTATCAGTTGTAGTGTACGCAGTAGTTACTTTTTTACCAGAAGCACTATAGGTATATGTAGGTTGTGAAGTATATTCAAACCTATCATCACCTTGTGTTCCTGCTTCTACTGTATAAATACCTATGGCATTGAGTTCATCCCAAGTCCATGCTGTAAATATTCTACGAGAATGAGTAACATCATCTATTACCATTGTTTTGGGAAATCTTATAATCTCCTCTATTTTATTATCCTTTATTAAAGCCCACATATTATTTCACCTCCTAAAAAGTATTGTTATATTTAAATGGTACATCAGCCCATGCTAAATAAGCATAAGCCTGACCAGAAGAACTGTTTAAATCTACACCACTTGACCTTATTTTAAAACCATTTGATAAAAAATCTATATCTATAGTACCTGCTGTACTTTCTGGTAAATCTCTTTGACCATATAAATATAAATCTATTACATTATGTGTTGACCTAGCTGTATCAAAAAAGAACCATGTTTGTCCTGATTCTAATGCTTTAATAATTACTAAACGAGGTCTAAATCCTAGATATGTAAAAGGTCCATCAGTATTTGCATTTGCAAGATATTCTCCAAACTTACTAAATCCTTCTATTGATTTTAAAACATAGGCAAAATATGTTCTTCCACTTGTATCAGCTGAACCTGTGACTGTAAAGTTGCTTGAAGTAGTTGCAGATACATAAGTTGTATTTTGTCTAGCATTAGCTGATGTAGGAAATATACCATAAGAAGTTCCCATAGATGCAGAATTTAAATACATAATACTATCTAATGCAGTTCCAGTATTTAACATAATAAATATACAATCAGGAGTAACACCTAAACTATGACTAACTGCTTGTGAGCCACCACCACCAGAATAAGTAACAATATCTAATCCTGCTTCAGCACTTTTTTTCCAACAATAAGCTACATAATTAGCACTACTTGTATTAACTTTACTATCAGCTCCTAATGAAAAACCATCACTATTAAATGATGTAACAGCATCTGTATCAGATGAAACTCCACTACTATCATTCCATTTTTGACTTTTACCTACACCTAATGAACTATTTTGATTGCACCAATCACCACTTGCTCTATTTTTAATTAAAGTCCAATCAGGTTGAAATCCTAAAGATGTTATACTTTGTGTACCACCATTACCTGTATAAGTAACAACATCAAAATGTTTAGAAGGTTGATTTTCTTGTGCAGGGTCTATGTCATCTGATATGGGTAAGTTAGAACTCGCCAACGAAAGAAATCCTGTTGGTGGTGCATACTTAAAATCACCAAAGCCATTAGCATCTGCATTACCTCCTGCAGAAACTTCTCCACCAAATGTAGAATCTTGTCCAAAATTAAATGTCATTGTTGATACAGAGTTTTGTGTACATGCTATAAAAATATCATAACCTAAAGCAGTGCTTGTATTAATAGTACCTGCTTCATTAGAACCTGCTGAAGGATTACCAGAACCACCCCAAGTATTATTATAACCTAACCAAACTTTATTATTAGAACCATCAATAGCTAATTGAAGTATATCTCCTGCTGATGCTGCAGTAATCCAACTTGCACTTCTAGTACCATTTACATATTTTGATTCATTATATAAACTTACACTACCATCACCACCAACTTCACTAGTGCCAGGAGTAGATAAGTTTGTAGCTGCAGCAAGACTAGCATAAACTCCTGCTCCTGCACTTAGTCTAGCTTCTACATATATTTTTTTATCTTTAGGTATTACTATATTACTAAAACACCAAGTTGTACTACTCCAATTACTACTAGGACTTGTTTTTAAATTGCCTTGAGAATAGCCAACACTATTGCTTGTTTTATGCAAAGGATTCATTGTTGCGAAATTTCCACTACTTGCCATATCTATTTAACTCCCAAATGTTGGACTATCAAGAACTTGATGGTCTGTACCAAGTCCAGTCACTGTAAAATCATTATTGTTTCCTGAACTGTCATTACCTAAATCACTTGCATTTTCAAATTTAAAATAAAAACCTCCATTACCAAAAGTAACAGAACTACTAGCATCTTTAGGAATCCACACACCATTCTTACTTTCACCAAATGTGCTAGGAGTATAAGCTATACCATCAATACCATATATTTCTGCTAAATATCCTTTTATATGACTACTTCCATTCCAACTATTATGTCCTATTCCTACTTTTCTACCACTACCAAATATATAACTATTTTGACTTGAACTTGGATAAGTAGATGCTGATAAACTAGTTATTTGATTACCATTTAAATACATTTTTAATCTATTAGATGAAGTTCCTTGAGTAGTATCCCAAGAGGCAAGAAAATGATTAAAACCACTTATATCACGAATTACAGCATTACTAATAATACTTCCAACTTGAGAAGAACCATTATAAATATTTAATCTTATAGTACCATCTGCTAAAACTCTAAAATTTAATTCTGCATCTCCACTACCATTTCCTGATGTAATCATAGAATCTTCATTACCTATCTCACTTCTTTTATACCAAAGAGATAATGTACCTGTAGTTGTACTAGTAGGACTACCACTATAAGTTTTTTCTAAATTATCTGGACTTCCATCAAATCTACAGCTCTGTTCTATCTGATAGTCATAAAATGCTGCTGCACCTGATGCACTAGGTATTGCATTTTCATTTTGGAGAATACCCATTAAGCAAATACTGCCGAGTTAGTTAGATAAGCATTTGTACCATCTGATACATAAGATATTAGATAAGTACCTGCACTTGTTACTGTAGTAGCTAAGTTTGCATCTGCTTTACTATTTGCGTGTAATGATACAGTATGCCCACCACTATTTATTAGTAATATATACCCAGATTGTCCATCAGCAAAGTTAGTAAATGTCAAGGCAAAGTTACCACTAGGGGTACACTTAAAATTGTTATTTGCGTTCATATCGAATGAACCATCATTATCTGCCGTCAAAGCATTTCTATTTACACCAGTAAATGTATTGGTTGTGGCTAACTGTGGTACTGTAGAATCTATAGCTACTGTTACTGTATCAGTTGCACCAACTACAGTGTCTATACCTGTACCACCTGCTACGTCTACTGTATTACCATCATTAATAGTTTGGTTACTACCACTATCACCAGTAAGAGTAAATGAACTCATAGAACCTGCTGATGTACCTAATTGTGATAACATTTGAAAAGATGTACCATCATAGATTACAGATACGATTGCATTTTGTTCTATATCACCAGCTGCAATATCTTGGTCATTTTTCTTTTTTATATTCTTTGCACCCAAAGCATTTACATTTAAGGTTGACGCACCACTAGATGCGTTGGCTGCTTTAAAATGAAATACTTGTCCTGCTACATACGCAGTTACTGCTGGTGTTAAAGCTATAGCATAAGTATTAGCACTACCACTATCTGTTGCTTGGAATATTAATCCACCATCTTGTATCTGTCCTGCATTTACTCCGTCTGTATGTGCTGTACCATCAGCTAGTGCTGTTATCTTTTGACTACCTAAGTTAGCTGCACCTGTGAAAGCATTACTTCCATCTTTGTTAATAGCTTGGTTTAATCCTGTTGCAATATCTTGGTCGTGTGTATCGTGCCTGTCTGCAACAATCTTTGTTCCTGCATCTCTGTTACTTTGCCAAATAGATGTACCTGTAAATACACCATCTGACCTTGTATATGTTCCTCCTGACCAACCCATTTTTTATTCTCCTTTCGTTCTTTTTATAGTATTATAGTTCATAAATCAATATTTTATTCTATCTAAATGTTTCTCTTGTTTCTGCTCCTAAAAATGGAGTGCTTCTAGGAATGGCATTTCTTTTAAGTAATTCTGCTAAAATTCTTCTACCTTGTGGTGTTGCATATAAAGCAGCTAATCCTGCTGTAGTATATATACCAGCAGATGGGTCTCCTGTAGTTCCATAAGCTGCTGCTGAAGGTGCAGCTAATCCACCTACAGTATAAAATGTTGCTAAACCCTTTCCTAAATCACTTTTTCTTAATATTTCTGTACCTTGTTGTGCAGTAGTAGACATAGGAAATCTTCCCTCTGATATAGCTCTATTTTGACCTCTTTTTCTAGCTACACTTATACCACCTTGCAATAAACCTTCAGGACTTACTACTCCTGTTAATAAATTTCCTGCTCTTTCTACAGTACCACTAATTTGTGCTTTTTCAGCAGCTTTATTATAAGCTACAACACTTGGGTAAGATGTATCTAAAGCTACATATTTAGCATAATCTTCTGCTTTACTAGAATTTTTCATAGCATCTTTAAATAATTTATCTACTTGTGTTAAAGCTTTACCCCTATCAACAATTTCAGCACTAGATGATTTACTAGATTTTACTATTTCATCTCTTAAATTAGAATGTACTTCTTTTAAATTTTTACCTTTTAAAGTGCCACCTTCTATATTTTTAAATTTAGAATAAACAATATTTTGTAATCTTTTATTTACTAATTTTGCAGAATTTACAGGTAAAGCAGCATTTATTATAGAAGTAGCTTGTTCTTTAAAAATTTTACCATTAGTTATTATTAAAGGCTTTAACACTTCTGTATATGCTTTATCTACTTTGCTATTTAATATTTTAGTGCCTTGATTACCTGTAATATTATTTTTTAAAGGTTTTATATTTACGATTTTATTTAAATTATCTCCAATAGCATTTTTAACTTTTCCTAATACCTCATTAGCACTAGCTCTGCTAAAAGACATAAGGCTTTCTTCTCTAGCTATTCTAGGTCCTCTACCTATAATAGGTAATACACTAACAGCTTCTTCTGCACTAGCTGCTCCTCCACCAGCTATTTGAGCTGGACTTAATTTTACTCCTTTTTTAATTAATTCTTTAGATATAGGACTAGCTTGAAAAGCACTACCTACTGCTGAAAATGGAGCTGTAAATGCTGCTGTAGTAAGTCCTTCTTTTGCTCTTTTTGCTATAGCTTCTGTTAATGTAGCATCTTTATCTGGCTCTGTTTTTCCTGCTCCGTAAACACCACCTAATCCTGTGCTTTTTAAAAATGTTCTAACTGCTGTTTTGCCTATGCCTAGACCTCCTGTTAAAGCACTACCTACTATTTCAGAAGATAAAGCTACACCAGGATTATTTTGTTCAAATTTTTTTATTTCTGTTCTTATTTCTTCTAATGCTTCATTTCTGTCTTTACCTGCTAAAGAACGAACATAAGATTCTACTTCATCTGCTGTTCCTAAAGTTATGCCTTGAGCTACTTGTCTGGTTACATCTTTTGCTGATTTTTTAGTTAAATTTATTGGTATAGAGCTGCTTCCAAAAGGACCTGGTACTGGTATATTTAATTGTACTCCACCATCTACTCTTTGTATAAATTTATCATTATCTCTATCTGTAGTTAAAGATTTTAATTTATTTCTTGAAGATGATGATGAAAAAAAAGAAGTCATAATTAAATCCCTAACTCATTAAATCTTTTCTTAATATCTCTAATTTGTTTTGCATTAAAATATTCTAATAAATCTTCATCTTGTAATTCATAATTTGGAGGTTTATTACCTAGTATTTTTTCTATTACTTCATTTATTGTATTTACAACTTGACCACCTTTATCCATATTTTCAATTTCATATTCAGTAAATCTAGGATATTCAGTAGGAGCTAATATTTCATTTGATTTTAAAGTAGGAAAAATGCTTTCTATAGACTTAAATCTTAATTGACCTTTTTGTCCTAAACCTTCTCTATCTAGTGAATATGATTCTAAATCAATATTATATCGAGATTTTTTTTCTTCTAATAATTTTTGCATAGCCATTTTAACTTTTTGTATACTTTGAAAAGAATCAACATCTCCCCCTAAATATTGAATAACTCTTTGTGCATCAAATTCAGTCATAACTCCACCACCTAATACTTCTAATCTGCTAGAACCTAATAATCCTTGTAACTGACCATTAGCTAATTGCAACATTACCTCTCCTTCAGTTAAGTTGTTTTTAGTAGCTAATTGTTTTACAAATGATTTCATTCTTGTAGCGAATCTATCTATTCCTTGTGGACTATTATCTAAAGCTACTACATAGTTGTCTAATTTTCTTATTCCTCTTTCTTGTTCTCTTATATCTTTTACAAATTTTACTAAATTATCTCTTTTTATACTTGTTTCTCCTAATTCAGCAGATAATTGTTGCGTAGTTATTATTTTATTACCTTTTAAAAATTCTGCAAATTTATCAGCATTGTGAATATTGCTTATTGTTGTACCTGTTAAAGGTCCTGAAGTAGGAGTAATTAAAAATTCTATTTCTCCATTTACTATTTTTTTTGTTTGTGTTATTTTGCCTACTGAATTTTTAGCATTTGCACTTGATACTATATATTCTGCTTTAAAAGTTTCAGTATCATCTCCTTGACCTGCTACTCCAGTAATTGTTTCGTTACTTCTTATTGGTCTAAAATTACCATCTTCACCAGGTTTTCTTATTTCTATTATTTGTTTAGCTAATCCATTTTCTGTTATAGTTTTAGTTCGTAAAGTAACTTCTTGTAAATTTTCTTGACCCTCATCATCAGTTGTCAATAAACCACTTTGTTCTGGTTTAGTAAAAGTAGTTTTACCAGTTTTTTCTTCTTCTGCTTGTAAGTAATTATATACTTCTAGTGGACTTCTACCAGAAGCTGAAGCTAACTCAAATAAATCTGCTGCTTTTATATCTTTTACATTTTGTTTACCTGTTATAAAGTTCGCAGCTTTTGCTAAGAAATTGTCTGCTTTAGGTGTTCCTGCTATATCTACTGTTGCAGGAGTAAATACATCTTGTGTTCCTGTATATAAAAATCTTTCATTTTCTGGTATTTGGTCTAATGTTATCGGCAGTTTTCTTGTTTCTACTGTAGCTGGTTGTGTAGCTGTTTCAGGTATATCAACAAATTCTTCTCTTTGCCTAATAGGAGTTACAAAACCTTCTACTCCAGACATATCTTGTTTTAATGCACTAGCTAAATTAGATTCTGTTAATGGTACATCTGCACTTTGTGTAGCTTCAAAAAATTGTCCTCTAGGTCCTACTATTTTACCATCTACTTCTTTTTTAATTAATGCTTGGGTTAATTTAGTATCTGCTATATTATATTGTTCTTGTTTTAACTGTGCAGCTTTTAAGGCATTTCTTGACCTAACACCACCTAATACTTGTGCTGTTAATGTACCAATAGGAAAATTACCTCCATATGCTTCTGCTGCATACATACTAGGAGAACCTATAGCACTAGATTGAGCTGCTTCTTGTCTTGCCCTTTCTAATAGTTGTTGTATTAATGGGTCTTCTTTTCTACTAGGGAAACCTCTTACTGCCATATTACACTCTTTCCATGTTTACATCTAATTGGCTATAATCTACCATCATGTGTCCAAAGATATTTTCAGATACTGCTGATGGTTTTACTTTCTTAACTTCTTGTGCCATTACACCAATATACTTTTGTGGAGACCAATTATACTCAAATTCATATACATTTAATCCAGATTTAGATTTAGATTTGTATTTAATGTTTTTCTTTAATGTTTTGTCTGATAATTTAGGATTACTTGCTGCACCCCCTACAGCACTACCTAATGCTGCCATACCTGCACCATAACCTGCCATTTCTGTTCCGTATCTTCTTGCATCATTCATACCTTGTGCTTGTGTTGCTGCAAATAATGGTGGAGGTGCAATACTTGTTGCTGGTACATCTAATCCAGTTGTTGCTACTTGTCCACCTCTGGTTGTTGGAGATGGTAGTCCTGTTAATGTAGCTATCTCTGATAGAGGTACTTCTCTTTGTAATAATAAATCAGATAATTGTCTATCTCTCATTCTTTCTTGTTCTGCTACTCTACTTGCTGCATCACTTATCTGAAAACTTCTTAATCCTGTAGCTCTGCCTAATTGAGCATCAGCTAATGCTTGTCCTTCTCTAATGGATTCAGCAGCTACACCTTGTAAGGTATCATTCTGAGCCATTCTAAGCTCTCCTAATGCGTTATTATATGCAGTAGAGCCTTCTGGTATTCCTGAATTAATTAATTGGGTTCGAAGGTCTATTTCTTGTTGTTGAAACTGTGGTTGTAATCTACCTACTGCTCTGTTATAATACGCACCCTCAACTCTAGTTGCATAATCACCTAAATCACCCATAGTGGGTACTGTAGCAAAAGTGCTTCTATCTATCATACCTGGTTGTGAAGGTAGATTAGCTAAACTAAAACTTTCTTGTGGCAAACCACCTAATAATCTACCAGCCGTATCTAAATACGCATCTTGTATTCCTACTTGTTTTTGTCTTTGTGCTTCGTACTCTGGTGTTAAACTATAATCTAATCTAAATCTATCATCAGGTAAATCTGTAACTGTAGTAATATCATAAGGAGAAAATACATCAGGTCTATTCATTCTACCTTCTACTCTTGCAGTTTCTACATTAGCTGCTCCTTGAGCCTGTGCTGCACCTGCATAATCTGGTGCTGCTGGTGGTTTTGGAGGACTAAATATATTACTTATAAAACTCATGTTACTTCCTTCCTTAATAAGACTGCTTGTTTCTTATAACCTTTTAATGCTTTTTCCCAACCCATTCTTCCTAAAATGTCAACATATTTATATTTTTTTTCTTTTGCATAAGTTATAATCTTTTTTTCTAATTTTTTCAAACTATTTAATTCTCCTCCTGCTAAACCTATACGCAGTGCATCTTGATAATCTGCTGTGATAACTACACTTTGTTCATCCATAAATATTTGGTATGTTCCATCATCAATACCTTTTTCTATATTTTCTTTTGTTAGATTTTCTCCAATAGTTGTAGCTGGTTCTAACAGTTTCCATACTTTGTCTGTAAGCATCATAAACCTACTCCTTTTTCATAATAAATATCTACACTATGCCATTTAATACTTTGTGCTTGTGTACTGGTTTGTATTCGTATTGCTGCGTTCCAGCCTATATCTGCAACACTTCTCCACACTAATTGTGATGCAATTGTTCCTGCCCATTCTGCTACATCCCAAGTTGCTGTGTCCCAATCTGCTCCTGTTGTAGTAGCACTAGAGGGTGTATAAGTAGAAGTGCCATCATTAAAGTCTACATCAAATCCTATACTAACTGGTAAGTCTGCATCTGATGATACAATAGGTCGTATAGCTGTAAATCTTTTAGATGTACCTCTACCACCATAATATACAAATGCTGTTTTTGCGTTACCTTGTATTTGTACTCCTGCATCACTTAAACCATTATCTGCTTTATATACTTTGGTATTACCACCAAAATATAAATCACCATTTAATAAACCCCAACAATACGCATTTTGTCCTGTAAATCTACCCCATGCACCTGTGGATAAGTTTACTACAAATTGCACAAACTCACCTGATACTCCATTAGGTACATTAAATAAACCAAACTGTCCTTTAGGATAGATTAGTGCTTCCCAACCAAATGTAGATTTAAAATTAGTTACTGCTGTTAATATACTACCACTTATTTTATCTGATATTGCTTTAGAATAATTCGATTCATTTTCTGCATACATTTGTGTTAATGGCACAAAACCAGATTCTGTAATAACAATTAACTCTGGTCCTACATTTACAATACATCTTTTACCTATAGGTCTTGCTATTTTAAATACACCCACTAAAGACCATTTAGTAGCATCACTAGGGTCTGTTCCTTGATATACAGCTACTTCACCTTCTGATGTGATAAATGCTATGTAGTCATCTGAACCAGAACCACCATCTCTTGTTAAAGTTCCAGCTGTTACTAAATAACCACCTTTATTAAAAATACTGCCTAAATCAAATACAGTTGAATTACCTGAAACACTATTTACTGCTAAATAAGCAAACTTTAAACTATCTTTCATTACAAAAAATAATCGTTCTTTAAATACAGTTATATTAATAATGTCAGAAGAAGTAATATGATTGATACTAGGTACAGTCCAAGAACTTCCATTATAATATCTAGCTGAATCAGCACCATTTACTATAAATAAAAATGAACCTCCTGATGTAGTAAAGTTAACGGATTCCCATTTTGAATTAGTCATACTAGATACTACAGCACTTCCTACACTACCAGAACTGGTTACATCATAAATAGCATTATTACTAGCAGCAAATAATTTATTTACTGTAGGAGAATTATAAGTTAATAAACTTTGTACTGTGCTAGGCAAACCAGTTACATGGTTTGTATAACCTTTTCTTAAACTTACATCTGTAGAACCAGGAAAGAAATTATCTAATCGTATAGCATCAGTTTGTGGCATCAAGTCCACAGCATCTCTTGTGTTTAAACCACCAATAGGTGCAGATTGAGATGTACTTTCTCCTGTAGGATTAAATACCATTACGCACCTTTTTTAGACTTATACCCTGAAGCATAGATTGCTTTTGCTTGTTTATTAGCCTTTGTTTTAGTTTTATATACTTTTCCTTTTGTTCCAAACCTATAACCACCCTTTACTTTTTTAACAGGCATTATAGTGAAAAGTTACCTTCTGGTTCGTTAACAGGTAAATATAGTCTATTTGGTCCTGCCATACGAATGATTTGCTTCGCACCATCTTTGGATTGCTTTTCTGATAATTTCAATCTGTATTCTTGAAACTGGTTATCATAAGGCAAACCCTTTTGTTTTAAAAATCTCCATATTACACCAAGTGTAATTAAATCTTCGTCTAATACTGTTGTATTTGCATCTGCTGCAAAGCTAGTTGCGTTAGCTGATGAACCAGATGTTATTGCCCAGTTTTTACCTATGTATTCAAAAAACACAGATTCTCCTGCTGGAGGAGCTGGGTGAAATAATAACGCATTACCTCTTATTCTAAAGTAATTTGTTATACCACTACTAACACTTGCTTTTAGTCTTTGCCATTGTGCGTTGTTAAGTGGTCCGTAATACTTTCTATCTGTGGTTCTATTCCACATAGTATCGTTACTAAATCTTAAAAAATCAGTAGCTATGGTACTCATATCTCCTTGCGATTCTGCTGCAAGTGTTGTATGTGCTTCTTCTTTAATTAATGTTTGCCAGTCATATCCTGCAACAAGGTTTTTACCTTCTCTATTGGCAGCTGCTAATAATTGTATGTTAGTAGTATCAGTACTACCTACTACAGTAGAAGGAGAGGGTACTCCTATCTCATTAGCTGCATCTTGGCATATGGTTAATAAACTCATTCTTTACCTACTATTAATTGTGGTTTAATATCATGTTCTTTTGCTAAGTAATTTCTAGCTTGTTTTCTGCAATCTAATACATCTTTACCTAATCCATGACAAGCACCATCAGATAAGTCTGCTAGTTGTTCTATAGAACTAATGCCCTCTAAATCAAAGAATTTTATTTTACTTTTATTAATTGTTTTTAATTTACTTATAGGAGTTGCTTTTGGTATTGGTTTTTTAGTTTTATAATATGCGTTGTATTCAGCAGGAAATTCTTTTTTAATCTGTTCTTCTTTTTCACTCATTTTATATATAACAGTATTAGGGTCTCCGATTAGTTTAAACTCTACTAAATCTTGTTTACCATCTTCACTCTTAAATATGTTTACTCTTAAATTACCCATGTTACCTCCTGTTTGTATGGGGGAATTTCACCCCCATAATTATACTGCTTTAACCTGCAAATTGACAAGCAATTATTTTAGCTGAAGCATCTACAGCAAATGCACACACAGATGAAGTTGCTGCTGCTGTTACATCAAGAGTACCATCACCAGCACCTGTTGGTGTTAGTGGGTCTCCATCAGCTCCTGCTGTTAGTGCAATAGATAGAGTTGCTGTTCCACCTATCTGAATCCAACAATATTGTCCGTCTGTTGGGGCAGATTGTAAAACACCAGCACCTATCTCTGCTGAATCAGATAAATCACTTGTTACTACATTTACAGCACCTGCTGAAGCACCTGATGGTGCATAGTAATAAGCAACTTGTCCACTTACTGCTGCAACACTTCCTGCACCAGTATCGTATTGAACATACTTAAAGGTGTTTCCAGCTGCATCCATGCCTTTTTGACCGACTAGGAAAGTAGCAGAATCACTAACTTCAGTTTTGTCCATTCCAGTAATATAAGCCATAATTTTTTCTCCTTTATTATGCTTGTATGATGCCTTGTCTTGCTCTATTAGAACAAGTCATATTACCTGCCCAAACGACTGGTAATACCATAGCATCTTGGTTAACAGAAGCCTTCTCACCTAAAGGAGAGAACTCTCTACCTTGAGCTGGACGAAGGAATAAATAGTCTGAGTTTAACATATACATTTTATTACTCGGACATTGGTCATCATAGTATACTGGTGCATCCATGAACATTAAGTTCATAAATCCAGCACTAGCACTATCATCACTTGTAAATCTTTGGTTAGTCTGTAAAGAACTCCAATAGAATTGAAAGTAATTAGTGTCTGCTACTATAACATCAGGGTGGTCTGCACCTCTAGTTGTACTTAACCATAGTGTGTTCATAGCTGTTTGGATAGTAGTTGCACTAGGTGTTACACTTTCTGTTGAAAAATCATATACTTGGTTTTTCCAAAATGTATAAGTACCTGCGTTAATACCACCAACTGTGTTAGTGTTTGTACCAGCTACAATCAACTGTAATCCACCTAGTTCTTTTCCATCAGTACCTGTGCCATCAGCATATAAGCCAGTAGCCATAGTATTTTTTAGAGTTTTTTCTAAGTTTCTTACTCTTGATTTAAGTAAGTTAAAGATTGCTTCTTTACCAGAGTTTTCGACCTGTTCTAAACCTGATATAACCACATTACCTGCTAATTGTTTATAATTAAACTCAGCTGCTGTGAATACATTAGATGTAGATGTATCTAATACCTCGTAGCCACTATACCATTTTGCAGTTGAGTTACTTGCGTATTCTAATTCCTGCACAATTGTTCTACCTGTGGCGATTTGTTTGTTGCCTTTTTCATCAATATGACGAAGTAAGGCATTACTGTTAGTTACGTTATCTGCAAGAGTTTTTGAATATCCTGCAAGAGTAGTTGTAACTATTTCAGTAAACGTACTATTTGGACTTGCCATTTTTTTACCTCATTAAGTTATTGTTATACCCACAACTCATTTAGTTATACCTGCACCACTAATTGATTCCATAAGCAAAGCATCTAAATCGCTAGTTTTAACAGAACCACTAGGAGGAGCTGTCGCAGTTCTAGGTCTAACTTTTTTAGCCTTTTCAACTGCTGCTTTTCTCTTAGCATCTTCTTCTGCTTTAGCACTTTTTCTTTGTGATTCTAAAGATTGTTTATATAAATTATCGTCTAATCGAACAGCTTTACTATAAGCATCTTCTAAGCCTTTAGCTTCTCCTGCATCTATTAGATTACCCATTTTAACTCTTAATTGCTCAAAATGAGGATATTTTAAGTTACCCTTAGTATCAGTTGATTGTGCAAAAGTAGAAATTTGATTTTCTGTTTGCTGTCTAGCCGATTGTAGATTTTGCTGTTTGAACTGATTTAGTTCAGCAAGTATCGCCTGATTTTGTTGTTGTAGTTGGGTGATTTGAGGGTCGGAATCATTCCAATCCCCAGTGTCTTCGATTGATGAAAGGTCAATGCCATAGCCTTGTGCTAATTGTTTGATTGCCACTTTTGGGTTATTTCTAAGAGCCATATCAGCATTTAGTAATCTGGAAATATATTCGGATTCCCCTATACCACTTGCTGCTATTCGCTGTCTTACTGGAGCTATAACTTTATCTAGTGATTCATAACTTTTGCGTTGTTGAGCTACTTCTTGCGTCTTTCTAGTGTAATCAGCAGTCATCTCTTTATCTCGTTTTAGCATATACTCCTGTGCTTCTCGAGGTAAATCCTTAAACGTGCCTTTTACGTCTTCTGACCAGTTTTTTGGAGCTTCTAAAGGTGTTTCTTTCGAATCCTCTCCATCAACATGAGCCACTACAGCATCATCAGAAGGTTCTTCTGTAGAATCTTTGGTTTCTGTTTCACTCTCAGGAGCTACCTGGTCTAATGATTCAGAATTAGATTCTTCGGAATTAGTGTTCTCCACTTGTTTGGGAGCATTAGGAATAGTAGTGTTTTCTACTTCTTCCTTTGGTGTATCACTGCTAGGTGTTTCAGGTTCTATAGTTTGGTTAATAGCACCTTCTAATACAGCTTCTAGTGTCGGTGCTGGATTAGGTGCTGATTCCTGTGCAGGAGTGCTTTCTTGTGTCATATTATCCTCTTTTGTTATTGTTAATCATATTATCCCAAAACTTAGGTTTCGTAGAGCCTACATAATCGTTACCTACTTGCCTAACATTATGTTTCCTTTCGTGTTCTTTTATTTGAGAACGACTGCCTATAACAGTCTTGTCGATTGGAGACACAAATTCTTGTATATCACCCATAACTTGGTGTGATTTTGTTCTTTTTGTTGCTTTAGCAAACTTATAGTTACTTTTACCCCATTGGATATTATCGTAATTTTTATTGTAACTCATCTTTTGCATCCTGATTTAATTGAGCTGCTATTTTCATATCACTTTCTAATAATGCTAGTTCTTTTTTTGCATCCATTCTACCCTGACTAGCTTGTGCTTCTGTAGCTGTTTTATTACCTACAGTTCTTTCTCTTGATTGTATATCTGCTAGTTTGCCTTGTTGTTTTAACTCTTCTTTAGCCATTTCTGTTTGCATTTTCTGTGCAGCAATTCTTTCAGCTTCTGAAGGTTGAGGACCAGCTTGTAATGCTTGTTGAGCTTGTTGTGTTAGTTGTGCTTCTGTTCTATCAATAATATCTTCAAAGTTTCTTCCTACTTTCCATGCACCCATTAAAAATCTTAGTGCTTGAAATGCTAATGGTGTTAAAGCAGGTGATTGATTTGCTATAGCTACAGTTCTTTCTAAATATCCACCAAATGATTGTAAAAACTCTATTCTAGTTCTTTTTTCTTCTTCTTCATCTGTAAAAATTGTAGCATCTGATTCTATATCTATACTATAACCTCTTAATTTATCATCACGCATTATTTGCATCATTTCTGGGGTAATCGTTAATGCTGTCATAGCAGCTAGAGTTTCTGGTTCATAATGCTCTGCTATAAGTTCTGCTTTAATTCTAAATAAATCTCTTACATATTCAGCTATTTCAGACTGTTTTTTACGCATACGCATACTACCAAATTGTGCTTTTAATTGCTGTGCTGTAGCAGTTTCACTAGCTTTTGTAGACCCTCTAATAATGTCTGATATGCCTGTTATTTGGTAAATAGTGTCTAAAACTTGGTTTCTTTGCTGATATAACCCTGATAATACTTGTGCAATAGGAGCTATATCTTCTTGTTGAAATACTGATTGTAGACCACCTTTTGAGATTAATTGTGCAAAATTCTCTGATGGCACAAAATCATTATCTCCAGCATCTGCTAAATGTGATAATTCTGGTACAGAAGCATCATATACACCTCTTCTTTTTAATCCTTCTATTAAATTACTTATTCTAGTAGTAATTCTGTCTAATTCATCAGCTTGGTCTTGATATAATGTAAACTCAGGTATAGGAACACTGGTTTCGTTGGTTCGTATTGCTACTAATGAATCAGGACAAGGAAAAAATTTTTCTAATCCATAAGGGTCATCATCTTCTGCTAATATTTCGTTGTAACCTTTTGATACAAAATATCGTTTTTCTTTGTATTTATCCCATATTTCCCATACTTCTGCACGAGAAAATACCTCAGAATACTCTTCATTATAGCCTTCAGTAGGTTCTGGAGACCAATTTAGGGGTATATTGGATGCATTTTTAAAGCCTTTTTCTATTAATTCATCTCTTGTAAGTAAGTGCCTTCTTGCTTTCCAATATACATCTTCTGGTCTTTTTGCTGGACTTTCTCTGTAATCTTCCCAATTTATGTACTCAAAGTAACATCTTTGGTCTGCAATTCTCTCTTCTTCTTGGTCAATCATTATCATATTGCCAAATTCATCTAAGGATTCTACTTGTATAGTTTCTTTTACAAAAATAGGCTCATATACTACCCAAACTACCCCTCTTCCTGGTAGTAAATAGTCCTCTAATGCAGCTTTTATTGGTTTATCTGCTGAATATACCTCATTTCCGTACTGTAATGCTCTTTCTAGCACTATAGCTACTTGTCTTGTAATAGGGTTATTATCGCTATATCTTCTACGCACATCTGGTTTAGGCATACGAGCAAATAATGCACCTTTCATAGTTTCTGTGTTAGACCATAGGATATTAAACTGCTTATATAACCCTGCACCAAAGCTATCTGCACTTCTATCGTCTCTATAACGTGCTACAACAGCTCTTCCTCTGTCTCTCCAATCCTTTTCAGTTTGGTCGGCACTTTCTAATTCCATTTGCCAGTATTGTGCAGTACCTTGCACTACTTCCATTTCTTTTCTAGTTTCTGCCATAAGTTCCTCTTATTTTTTGAACCATAGTGCCATCTCTATTTATTACATTTTTTAATCTATTTACTAATTCCATGTGTTCTTCTATTGTAAGTTTTTTATTGTCAGGGTATCTAGTAGTGTATGGCATAGTATCAAAATAGTTTCTATCTTGTGCCATATTATATAATTTATCTTCGTCTATTATTACATCCCCTCTTTCATTTTTAAGAGGTTCTCCAAACTCATCTAATTTAGCTACATACTCTCCAGAAATATTATCATATCCTGGAACTGTGTATAATCTATCTGGTTGTTCTGGATTTACTGCTCCTGTAGTATAAACAGTAGTAGGTGTGCCTTTTTCATCAAACATAAGGTTATTATTAATAGAATCTTGATGATACTGCAATAAATTATTTTCTCTTTTTAACATATCTGCCATCATTAATCTTTCTTCTTCGGTCATTAAGTTCCCAACGTCTGTTTAAGCATTTGTAATCTCATAATTTCTTCATCTATTTCTTGTGGGGTCATAAAACTACCCATAGGACTTATTCTTTCTACAGGTGGTGTATAAGGTTGTTCATTTCTTAATGTAGGGTTCATACTATCAGGCATAGGAACTCCTCTTGTTCTATCTGCTTCCATAGAAGGGTCATTCATCATACCTTGTTCTGCATTTGCCATACTCATATTATTTTGCCTTAATCCTTGAATCATCATTAATCTTTTTTCTTCTTCTGTCATGGGTCTGTCATACATTCTGGGGTCTACTTGCATATTATATCCTTTTTTCTGGTTTTCTAAGTTGTTCTCTGTCGTGTATATCCATCATTTCATCTAGTGTTGGAGTACGCAGTAATTCTTTCATAATATCTGGTTCTTTTTCTTTTGGTTTTATATTTTTATAAGACATAGCTAAATACCTAAAACTATCACTACCATGTGATGCCCAATTGTGTAAAGGGTTTCTTTTGAATACTCTTTTAACATCATCCCATTCTCTTTGATAATTTCTCAAAGCATTAATACCATTTTCACATCTCTTAACATCAAAATAACAATTTTGCAACAATAATCTTACAGCATTGATTCCATCATCAACTTTATGGTTTGGTACGATACGAGGTCGTCTACCCATATTGATTAAAGTTTCTGCTCTAGTTCTACCTGTACCTAGTTCTCGTACTTTAGCATCATGTGGCAAGTAATCATCACCCCAGTATTCTATTTGCATCTCATCCATTACTTTTACATAGTGGTCTAATCCAACTCCTGCACTTTCATAATAATCAAATATTCTTATCTCGCCCATAGTAACTTGAAAAAACCATAAAGCACAACTATCAGATATTCCTAAATCCCATGCTACATGAACAGGTAAGCTAGGGTCTCTTTCTACTTTTGTAATTCGTCCTTCTTGTTCTGCTTCTATAATTAAATTACCATAGTATGAGCCTTTAATAGCAGCTGCCCATGAACACTCAAATTCTTGCATAAACTCATCTTCACCCATTTGTTTTTTTGCAGCTTCTAATTCTACAGGGTCTACTACTCCTGTTTCACTTGCACGATAGATAGCTCTATGCCAATCAGGTTCATGTTTAGCATCTTCATATAATTGCCAGAATTGATTTCTACCTTTTGGTGTACCAATAAATATTGCCCACCCTTTTCTATCGGTTAATGCAGGTCTTATAACTTCTGACCACATTCTAGGAGACATATCTGCATACTCATCCATAACACAACCATCTAAGAAAATTCCTCTCAAGGCATCTGGGTCATCTCCTGCACCATACAATCGTATACGACTACCATTAATTAAATCTACTCGTAGTTCGGATTGGTTTACTTTAGTACCAGGAATATTTTTTGTATAATATAATAAATAATCCCAAGCCACAGCTTTTGCCTGTCGGTAGTACGGAGCAATGTATGCGTATCTACCATCTTTTCTTTCTGTTTTTATTTCTAATGCTTTACGTAATATTTCTGTTATAGCATACACAGATTTACCCCAACGTCTGTGTGATACACAAATCTTAAATCGTTTATCATTTTTATGTAAGTCTGCTTGTTGTGGTCTGGGTGTGTAAGGAATGGTTATGTGCATATTACCACTTTACTTTGTTAGCCCAGAAAGCTGCACTCATTTTTCCTTTTGCTATATTTTTTGCATGTCGTGCTTTAAATGATTTGGAGCGAGGTGTATTTTTTTTATCACCAGATACTCCTTGTTGCCCAAAACGTATTAGTTTTTTTTTACCATTTTCTGATGCTAATACTACATGAGATTTTGTAGGATGTTTAGGTGTGCGTTTAGGTTTATTAACACCATCTAACTTTACACCTTTATAGTCTATACTCATGCGTTTTTAGCTTTTACCTTTGCCTTTTTTGACAAACCACTAAAGTGAAATAATTTAACACTAGTTTTACCATGTGTCTTACCAGAGTGTAAATCTCCGTTAGGCATTTTATGGGTATTGCCTTTAAACAAAGAACCATCTCTTTTATAATGTTTTACACCCTTCATGATTTTTTCTTTGCTTTCTTTTTACCCATAGTACCGATTACTACTCGTACTTTTTTCTTCATAGGTTTCTTAGTAGTCATTTTTTTATTATTATATCCGTATGCCATTATGTACTCCTTTTTTTCTTTTTTATTTTATTTGCAATTTTCTTAAAGATGCCTTTAGCTGGTGCACCCTTTTGTCCTACTTTACGCATCTTCTCACCAGACCCTGCTGCTATACGTTTTCTTTTTGCGTTAATATTAGAATATAATCCTCGTCTAGCCATGCGTTAGTTTCTCCTTTACTACTTCAGCTTCAATCGGTTTCTTATCATCTAAATTAAAACTTACTGTTATATTATTAGGTAATCCTTCATGCTCTACAGTTTCTCTAAAACCTGCCTTTGTCTTAGCTAAAAATATTGCCGAGATAGTATCACCCTTCATAGCTTTCTTATACAACTGGCTACCAATAGACATTACCAACTTCTCTTTACCAGCATCTAACTCATGCCTAAAATATTTCCTGAGGGTAGTAACATCACAATTCATTAACTTAGCTATCTGTGCCTGATTTAATCCAAACCCAACAGCCAACTCTACTTGATGCCTGTTCTCTTCATTTAGTTCAAACTTAGGTCTACCACCTTTAATTGCTACAGTCATACAACAACATATAAATAACTAATCACCATATGTCAAAACCTTTTTTGTTTTTTATAGTTTTACTAGCAGTAAACACTTATTTTATACCCCAAAATTATTTAGCCAATAGGTTGCAAGGTGTTGTTTAGTATGTGGGTACTATATGCCTTTAGATTAGCACCAGTACCACCCCACATCCGTTTATTGTAAAAAAAATCTAAAAATAAAAATGTCAATGAACCTTCTATCCTGGAACAAAGGTAGAACAAATATATTATAGAACAAATGTAGAACAGCTGCAAATAGAACATACATAGAACATAAGTTCTCATTTTGTCCTGTGTTCATATAAAGATTACAAGGTAGTTGCTTATGATTATACCTATATGTATCAATATGCTCATAACTTGGATATAAAGCCCATAGGGTTATTATGCCACTAATTAAGGTATAATGTAGTTAAACTCTTTTTTATCTGATGAGATACACATTTATTTAATAAATGCCATATACTCTAATACTCCTAAACATTACTACTAATATACTATTTAACTTTTAACTTTATATTCTTATATTGTTATAG